CTTCTTAATCTTCAACCGGGAGATATAATCGAATATATCCCTGATTGAATCATGTAAATCTATACACCAACAAACCGGAGAGGAAATACAATTCTTCTTCGGTTTGTTCATGTATACATTATTCTTTTTTTTATTTATTTTCTTTTTTATTCTTTTTATTTTATAATATTTCTGTTTGTTATTTTTATATTATAAGGTGAAATATTATGAAGAGAAAATTTGTTGTATTGTTGTTATTTTTATTTATTTTAATATGCAATTCTATATGCGTTTTAGCTTATACTAACCACTGCTGGAATTGTCAATCTACTGTCAGTAGTAATGATTGTAGACAATGTGAAGTCTGCGGTTGGTATATATGTAATACCTGTGGTGCTTGTAATTATAATTGTGAACGATATAAAACCAATATGAAGTATATTACTGATTCAGATGGTATGGCGAATTATATTATAGATAAAAATGAGAGGGAAACAAATCAAACTGCCGATGAAGTTTTAGATAACATTAGAAAAGATAATGAATTCAAACGTCAATATGATTATTATATGAATTCTCAGAATCAAGATGATACAACCTATCAAACCGATGATTCAGACAGCAGTTTTAATCATGATATTGATGTTTTAGATGTTGTTGCACTTATTTCTATTCCTACTGCTTTATATCTTATATATTTATTGGTTCGTAATAAATAATATACATAATCAACAGACCGATGAGAATAACTACTTACCTATTAATTTTTATTTTCCTCGGTCTGTGGAAACATATACGAATTTATGAGTATATTTTCCCTTTAACATATCTTAAAATACATGTTCAAATATGAAATATATGTTCTCCTTACGGTTTGTCTTTGGGAAATATTATAAATGATGGGGGAAATGGGGGATTTTAGTGTGAAAACAGGTTAAACTTTAGGGTAACTTAGGGGAAACACCGTATAAATTTCGGTAAAACATAAAAAACACAGTAAATATTAAGGCATATCATTGTGCGTTCTGGCTTGACAGAACGCTTCCTTTTTCTACTGTTCTCAACAGATGTAGGAAAATACAGGCTAAACTTTTGTATATAACTATCTCTAATGCTATCCCTAAACGGACTCTAAACGATTAACTGAGTGACGGAGGGGTGGGTAGGTGGAAAGAAGTGAGGGAACTGATGTGGGGGTACGGGCAATTGTTAGGTACTTGTTTCCTCCTTGTTATATATATATTTTGTTTTTTGAGTCCCTTGTACAGAATTAATTCTTTTAGGGGGTTTATGTTTGTACAGAATTAATTATTCAACGGGATCAGGCTTGTACAGAAGAAAATGTTAAAGGGGGTGCAGGTGCAATTTCACATCAGAAATTCGTATATCTATCTCGAAGAATTTCGTAGATATTTCTCGAAGAATCTCGAATAAAAATCTCCCAAAACTACAGCATATCTATCCATTTTTCTCTCTTAAAAATATATATTACAGAAATGTTACACTAATATTACAGAATTATTACAATTCATTTGAGTATATCATATCAAATATAACTAAAACTAAGTATATTATATTATATATATTAACTGTAATATTTCCGTAATATAAATGTAATATAAATTTAACTTGACAAAATTAAAGATTTATTGTTATAATTGTTATGCACGAAGTGCTAAAGCCATTTGCACGAAATCCTGTTAGTCATATGCTACGCATCTGAAATACATCGAAGTTCGTGGATTTAATATTTGTTATAGATTTTGGGAAAGCGGAACGAAGTGGAGCTTTCCCGTGGAATAAATCGACGTTAGGAGATTTATTCCAGTGTATAAAGTAATAACATGGCTTAAGGATAAGTATGTCTATTTTACCAACAGACCGAGGGAATGTCTATATCTATCGGTTTGTTTATTTTTTTTATATTTAAAAATTCCTATAACCGATTAACTTCTAATACATGAATAAAATATATATAATTAATAAAATAAATATATATCTATATTCTTCGGTTTGTTGATGTTATAAATATATACTGGAATGAATCTCCTAAAGTCGATTCATTCCTTTTTATATTTAATAAATAATATATAAAAATACTATAAAAATATTTACTTTTTATTAATATTTTTATATATTATATTTTAGAAATTCTAAATATGTAAAGCCGATGTACTTATGTATAACATAGTATAAATTTTATAAATGTATCCCCTTCTCTGGTTTGTAAATTAAGTTTATCCATTTCGAGGAATACACCCCGCTTTTCCATATTTTTACTTGTATTTATAAAACATTTCAAAAATGCTGTCGTATATACAATTTTGAGGAGACAAAAATGCTGAATATTTTATTTAATATTTTATTAATATTTATCATCATTTATCTCTTTTTCAAAATCATTCATGAATTGAAAGAAACGTTTTATTTATTGAGTCAATTTTTTCATAAAATCGCTCATGTAGGCGGTGTTCCGTCTGTGGAAATTCCTGAAGATGAAACACCGTCTACACCTCCTTTCTTTGACATAGATGGTTTTAATAAAAGAGTCGATGATATGAAATTTGATTTGGATTCTTTTGACGGTGAATTATTCGATTTGATGAATAACAGAGTAACCGAAGAATCCGGTACTGAAATCATTACTGACAGTGCTGAAATTGGATTAGAAAGGAAATATCATATATGAAAGTAAAAGTAGGTTCTATTGATTATGATTTGAAGATGAAATCTACTCAAGAAATTACTGATTTCTGTCGTGCAGAAAATGTAGAAGTTTCTGGATTATGTAGTGAAGAAGATGAGGTTATATTTGTTTCTCACGATTCTCCTTCCAATTCGAGAGATAGAGTATTTTTCCACGAATTAACCCATGCAATGTTATTTGAAGTTAATCAGGAATTATCCTGCGATGAAAATTTTGTTGATGCCTTTTCAAAACAGTTATATGCATTTCATAAGAATAATAAATTGGACAAGATTATTAATTTTATACATCAATAAGGTGGTGATACGGTGTCTTATTTTGATGAAAATTTAATAGATGAATCAGACGAAAAAGAAGACAATCCTAACGCCGATGAAACTGAATCAACTGCCGATAAAGAATTAGTTGAATACTTCTCCGGTTTGCCGGAAGACATTATGTTAAGTCTCACACCTGATAAAATGCGTATGATAAACCTCTATCTTGCAGGATATAGCAACAAGCAGATAGCAAGTATAGTAGGTGTAACTCCTAATACCATTAGAGCATGGCTTATAAAACCTCAAATACAGGTTGTTATAAAGGAATTACAAGCCAGAGAATTAGCTATTATACAGGCTAATCTTAATAATATGCGTCAAGATGCTATTGATACCCTCCACGATTTGTTAGACAGTAATATGGATAATGTAAGACTTGGTGCTGCAAAAGATATACTTGATAGAGGTGGACTCAAAGCTGCACAAAGCATTAAGGTTGACAAAACCGTTACCACTCTTGAACAACAGATGGCTGATTTAGCCGAATTCACCATTAGCGAAGATGATATTATTGACATAGATATAGATGATATGCTTGAGGAAGTGAAATAATGGCACTTACAAAACAGCAAGTATTCGCCTATAAGCTAAGAAATGACAGATTATGGTATATGGAGAATTTCTTAAAGATAAGAAATAAACAATCCAAACTTGTACCTTTTAAGGCTAATTATGCTCAACAGCAATTCAACAAGATTATCGAAGAAGATACTAAGAATAAAAAGCCTAAACGTTATATCATCTTAAAAGCCAGACAGCTTGGTATGTCTACATTTACCGAAGGGTACATCTATCACGACACATCTACAAGAGAGTTGGTAAGCAGTCTCATCATTGCACATGAAGAAAAAGCTACTGTCAATCTATTTCAAATGTCTAAATTATTTTATGAAGAATGTCCTCTTGCCATCAGACCGATGAAGAAATATGCCAACGGTAAAGAATTAGTATTTGAAAATCCTACTAATGACGATTATGAGAAGTTGGAAAATCCCGGTCTTAGAAGTAAGATTACCATTGCAACCGCAGGTACTTCTGAAACAGGTCGTTCTTCAACATATCACAATATACACGTTTCAGAGGTTGCCTTCTTCCCTCACCCAGAGGAAACTATGCTGGCACTCATGCAATGTGTTCCTGATGAGCCTAACACGTTTGTATGTCTTGAATCTACTGCAAATGGTGTTGGTGGTTATTTCTACGATATGTGGTATGCAGCAGTAAATGGTGAAAATGATTTTACCCCTATCTTCTTTCCATGGTTCTCAGAGCCTAATTATTCCGTTCCTTTTGTTTCAGATGAAGAGAAAGAACAATTCATCGACTATGTGAATTCAGTTCGTATAGATGAATCTGGCAAGACTATACATACAGATGAATGGTTACTCATAGAGCAGTTTGGTGTTACATATGAACAGCTTAACTGGAGAAAAAAGACTATTGCTAATAAATGCGGTGGCGATTTAGACAGATTCCATCAGGAATACCCTGCTACGCCTGAAGAAGCCTTTATAGCGTCCGGTAGACCTGTATTTAATACTAAATCTCTTAAAGAGTATGAAATCGCTTGTGTACCCCCTATTCTTCAGGGAGATATGTATGTAAAGAATAATGAAGTTCATATTCTTGAGAATGAAAAAGGACTCCTTAAAATATGGTTCAAACCGGAGGAAGGTAAAAGTTACTGTTTAGGTGCTGACGTTGCAGAAGGTCTTGAAACAGGTGACTTCTCTGTTGCTACTGTTATAGATTCTGATTTAAACGTATGTGCCAAATGGAGAGGTCATATAGACCCTGATTTGTTTGGAGAGCAGATTATCAATCTTGCTAAACTGTATAACGATGCTTATGTTGCAGTCGAAAACAACAACCATGGTCTTACGACATTAAAAGCCATTTCTAATTTAGAATATTGGAATATATTCTACACCAAAACATATGACAAGCTAAACGACTCTATTACAAAGAAGATGGGTTGGTCTACAAACCGTAAGAGTAAACCTCTTGCAATAGACAAATTAGCTGAATACATTAGAGAAAAATATTTAGGCATATGGGATTTTGATATTATTGATGAATGTTATTCATATGTCATAGATGAAAAAGGTGCTACTAATGCTCAGGAAGGTAAACACGATGACTGTGTAATGTCACTTGCTATTGCCTTACAAGCATTTCTTGAAGGACAAAGCGATGAATATACTCCTGAAATCAGTAGAGATGATATTGAGAAATTTAAGGATAAACAGGTATTTGATTATCCTGAAATTATAGATAAATTATTTGAAGATTATGATGCTGATGTTGAATACAGCGAATAGAGGTGTAATTTGAAAAAAGACAATAAAATTAAAGAACCAACTGACGCAGAAAAGAGTTTAGCATCATGGACTTTTGTTAAATTTAAAGAAGCTATGGTTGCAAAACAACCATATACAAATGATTGGATGCGGTACTATAACGCATGGAATAATGATTTGTATGAAAAGAATACAAAACCTTCATACAGAACTAACCATGACAGCAATTTTATTTACTCATCTATTGAGAGTATGCGTCCTATACTATTTGATAATAACCCTCGATTTGAAGCGATTCCCGTAACTGCAGAAGCTATGGAGTATTCACTTGATATTACTGCTATTTTGGATTATGAATGGGAACGAACCAATATGCAAGAGAAGTTGCTTGCAAATAGTATATATACTTTTACTCTTGGAACTTCCATAATCATGCTTCCATATCTTTTTACAGATAAGAAAAAAGACGGTGTTGATGGTGAGGTTACTCCTATTGCAGTCAGTCCGTTTAATCTGTATCCAGACCCGCTTGCTACTTGTGTAGAAGATGCAGAATATCTTATTTATGCCAAATACATACACGTCAACAAATTAAAATCCAAATACCCTAAAAAAGCTAATTTTTTGCATGGCAGCGATGTAACCTACTCTGAGTTGGTTAATGATATGGATAGAAATGCAAAAATAGATAATCAGGTACTTGTACTTGAAGTATGGTGCAGAGATTATACAACTATTGATGTTGAAGAACATTGCGAAGATGGACAGGTTATTAAAAAGACAAAAAGACGCTTTCCTAATGGCAGAGTTATTATTTCTGCACCGGAATTAGGATTGATATTGGAAGATAAAGAAAATCCATATGAGAGTGGCAGATTCCCATTTTTCCTCTTTAAGGATATTGATGTACCATTCCAGTTTTGGGGTGAAGGTGAATGTAAATGGTTACTCTCTCCGCAAAAACAGATAAATGACTTATATAATCAGGTTATAGATAATGCTAAATCAACTGCCAATATGCAGTGGATAGTAGATAAAAATGCTGGTATTCCAAAAGGAGAGTTAACAAACCGTCCGGGTCTTATTATTAGAAAGAATCCTGGAACAGATGTACATAGAGAAAATCCTCCGTCTATGCCTATGTATGTTCAGCAAATGATTGAAACATTAAAGGCTGACATTGAAGTAATATCTGGTATACATGATGTCACAAGAGGTCAGACACCTTCCGGTGTACAGTCTGCAGCAGCTATTGTTGCCTTACAAGAAGCTGCACAAACCAGAATAAGACTTAAAGTACAGTTACATGAAAATACCCTCGGTTTGTTAGGAACTGAGTGGATTAACCGAATACAGCAGTTTTGGAAGTTTAACAGATTAATTCCGAGAAAAACAAATGCTTCACAACAGATAAATAAAATGGGACTTAACGGTATCGAAATGCAACCTATGAGTAATGGTGAATTTATTCCACAAGGTATGATGCAGCCAGAACCACAGCATTATGAATTTATAGATGCCGACCCTGACAGACAGCTTAATAAGAATAATCAGTATAAGATTGAAGTTATAGGAACTTCTGTATTACAGCATAACAGAGCAAGTATGTTAGACCAGCTTACAAGGTTGGCACAGACTCCTGCTGAAGATGGTATGCCGATGGTTCCTCGTGAAGCTGTTCTTGACTATTTACCTAATGCAAATAAGCGTTTGATTATGCAATATTTCCAACAGCTTAAAGAAGAACAACAACAGCAACAGCAGCAACAACAGATGAATAATGAATCTTTAGAAATGCTGCAACAGCTTTCACAACAAGTTCAACAGATTGCTCAGGCTGTTGGTGCATTACAACAAAGAGCTGATTCAGAAGACCAGCAAAAACAGCAAGATGAATTACGTTATCAGGGTTATCAACAAGGTGTCGTACAATCACAAGCTGCTATGAATCAGCAACAAAAACAAGGTCAGATTCCACCAGAGTTATACGAAGAATTAGCTATGATGGACGATGAAACTCTGTCTGTTACTTTACAACAGCACCCAGAGATATTAATGGATTTGCAAAACGAAGTATAGAACAACCTGTTAAGGATTCTATGAAAGGTGAAATTTATGGAAAACTACGAAGGAACTGCAATAGATCCATCTATATTTGAAGATGGACAACTTGAAACAGAACCTACTCAGACAGAAGCAGTTGAAACTGTCGAATCAGAGGTAACTCCTGCTGGTGATACTGCAGAATCCAACGAACCAGTGAAATATAACATTGATGGAGTTGGAGAATTTACAGCAGATGAAATTCGTGAATTTAAGAATGGTAGTCTGCGACAGTCTGATTATACAAAGAAGACGCAAGAATTAGCAAGACAGCGTGATGAATTAAAAGAAGCTGATACACTGTATACCTATCTTAAACAAAATCCTCACATTGTCGAAGCTATGAGACAGGCTGAACAGAATCCAAATCCTGTTATAAATCAAAATACTCCTTCTTACGAAAGAGAATTACTTAAAGATGTTATTTATAACCAAAAGGCAATGGAAACTGATATAAAGCTGACAACTCTCCATCAGAAGTATGGTGATTTTGACGAATCTGCTTTATTTTCAAAAGCCACTGAATTACAAACTGAGAATCTTGAATTTGTATTAAAAGGTTTGATGTATGATAATTCCTACGGTTCGTCTGCAGTAGTAAACGCAAAAGAACAGTTAAAAGCTGAACTTGAAGCTAATCGTGATGTTGTATCTACAGTTGTTTCCGAAACGAATAACAGTCAGAATAACACTAATACTATTGAATTATCCCCTGAAGAAAAGAGAGTTGCTGCTGGCATGGGTCTGTCTGAATCCGATTATGCAAAATGGAAACTTTAATAATAATTTTTGAGGTGATTATTAATGGCTACAGTAACGCCTGTACAACCTACTACTGGCAATACACATATTAGTTCAGACTTTGGTAAGTTACTCGAACCGGGTCTGAGAAAGATATTTTTTGAAACATACGCTGAAGTACCTGAACAGTTCTCAAAAGTGTATAACGTAAATACTTCTAAGAAGTCACATGAAACCGATTATGGACTTGGTGCTTTTGGTGATTGGACTGAAAGAACGTCTGAGCTTGATACTGTTGCATACGATAAGCTTTCAGCAGGTCTTGAAAGAAACTACGTACATAAGGCATTTACAAAAGGCTTTATGATTGGTAGAGAATTGTATGACGATGAACAGTATCGTCAGATTAATAAGTTCCCACAGGCAATGGCAAGAAGTGGCAGAGCATTTGTTGAAAAGCAGGCTGCTACTACTTTCATTAATGCTTTTGATGGTACGAGTCATGCTATTTACGATGGTAAGGCACTTTTAGCAACAGACCACCCTCTTGTAGATTCTACTGGTAAGGGTTCTAATCTTGTCACTGGTGCTTTAACTCCTGCTAACCTTAAAATTGCTATGGAGTGCATGAGAGAGACTGTTGACGAAGCAGGTAATCTCATTGCAAGTTCTGCAAAGAAACTTGTTGTTCCTCCTGCACTTGAGTTTGAAGCAAGAGAGATTCTCCATTCTACTCAGCTTGCAGGTACAGACCTTAATAACATAAACTCTCTTAAAGGTTCTTTAGACCTTGTTGTTTATGACTACCTCGGTGAAGCTGCTGGTGGTTCTGACAGTGCATGGTTCTTAATCGACCCTACTGTTGCTCAGATTAACTTCTTCTGGAGAGTTAAGCCTGAATTTAAGTGGGACGATGATTTTGATACCTTTGTTGCTAAGTACAGAGGTTACATGAGATTCTCTTATGGTGTTTCTGACTGGAGAGGTATTGTTGGTTCTAAGGGAGCAACTGCATAGAATCATGTTGGAATTTAATGGGGTGCTATTTTTAGTACCCCTTTATTTCTAAGAGGTGAAATTATATGACCTTAAATGAATTAAGAGAATTGACACGTTTATATACCAGAGATACCAACAGCTATATGTTTACGGTAACTGCTATTGATACGTTTTTAAATCAGGCGATAGATAGATTACGGCAAATTCCTATACTCTCCGGTATGTCTAAATTAAAATATCAGGACGATGAAGTTACTGTTCTTCCTGAGCAATATCATTACCTTCTTGCCTTGTTTGCTGCCAGCAGACTTTTTGATTTTGATGAAAGATTTTACGAGGGTGTTGAAAAGAGAAACGAATTTGAACAACTGCTTTCAGATTTAGTTTCAGAAATAGAATCCGGTAATCTTACCATTTACGATGAAGATGGTAATGAAGTTGATAATCCTGCTGTTTATATTGAGTATGTAAAAGATGAATACTTCAACAAACCGAAGGATAGTGAATTTATAAAGGACGGTGACGAAGATGTATAATCCTTATCTTCGTTCTGCATATAGAAGTGACCCTAAATACTGGATACAAGAGCAATCTCTTTCTATATCCAACTGGTCTGGTGGTCTTAATAATGTTGACCCTGATAATCTTATTAGTGACAACGAAGCTACAGACTGTAAAAATATGCGTTTTACAGACGATGTAGTAATGGAGAAACGTTCAGGTATTGATGTATATGACAGTACAAATTACCCTAAGTTAAGTGACGCTATCACTTGGCTTGATATATATCGCCCATCACTTAAAGACCCTCTTATTGTAAGAGGTACTGATAAGGCACTCTATATCGGCAATAAAAAAGTTCAGAATGTAGAAGGTACTGTTCGTGGTGTCACTTATGTTGGTAAATACTATTTTGTAGATGGACACAATCTTTATGTCTACGATATAGATAAAGATAAGACTTATAAGGTAATCGAAGAACCTATTGCTCATACAACTGATAGTTTTACCGGAACTAAAATTACTGTTGAAAAATTACCTGAGACTGTTTCCTCTGGTACTACTGTCATTATACTTGCAGCCAGTATGGGTACTGAAAGCAATTTTGAAACGACAGTAAGTTCCATTAGCGGGAATACTGTTACACTTGCAAAATCATTATCTTTTGGTTCGTCTGTTACTTCTCTTCCAAAAGACACACCTATTTTCTTCTACGAACCGTTAGATAAGACAAATGTTATCGGTGAAGAAGTATGGGACGATGATAAACTGCTTGCCTATTATCTTCCATGTGAAATGGAAATCGCTGATACATATGCAGGAGAATCTTACTTTCCTGATAGTCCGTCTATTATTACTGTACATAATTCAAGATTATTCATTGCAGGAGACAGTACGCAACCTCATGGCGTTTATATGTCGAAAACGTCACAGCCGTTGTATTTTCCATCTGGTGCAGGACTCACTGTAAAGCCTGACGGTAATGCTATAATAGATTTGGTCGTATTCGATAACTCACTTATTATAGGCAGACATAATGATATGTATGTTCTCTACGGTTCGAGTGAATATCAGGATATAAGTTCTGACGCATATTATATAAAGCAAATGGACGTATCTTGCGGATTTATGTGTTCTCGTTGTGGGGCATTACTTAATAACTACTATATCTATCTTGGTTATGATGGCAGATTCTATAAATTAAACACCCCTACTACGTTTGTTGAATATTTAATGACTGCACCATTACCTCATAAATGCGATATATATGCTTCTCCTATTGGAATCGACAGAAATACTGAAGTAAAAGTACACGCTTATCCTTACAGAAACGAGATATATTTCTGTTTGAATGATAATATTGTTGTTGTCTACAATTATGATAATATGGCGTATACTTATTATGTAGGTTGGAACAGTAATTCTTTTACAATATATGATAATATTTTACTTATTGGAAGAACTGACGGAATATTAGCCTACTATAGAGATAATGAAAATTATTTTTCTGATTTAGGTATGCCTATTTCCTGCAATTATGAAACGAAAAGATTTGAAATCTATAATGCCATTTCTTATAAATTCTTTAAACAATTCCTGATTACATCATACGCATATTCTGAATTAGAGTTACAGTCCAATATTAATACAAGCATTGAAGTAGATTATATTACACATAAGTTAGATGCACCTATACCGTCAAATCTCTCTCGGTTTGATAATGCGTATTATGACTTAAACAGATTCGATGCTACTTCGTTATTTAAATCTTGGTATTATCAGTTGAATATAAGAGGTAGAACTATTAAATTCAAATTTGATAATTCTGCCATTAACGAAGGTATGCGAATTTATGATGTTAATGTTCTTTACACGATGCGTGATGTGAGGTGATAAATTGGACAATACAAAATTGAGAGAATTAGAAAACATTACACAAGAAGGAGCAGGATACCTTATACAGTCCGATAGATGGAATAATAATTTCAATAAAATCATCGACACTGTAAATGATAATAATGAAATTGTAAAGAAGAATTTTGACAATATTAAGGCTTCTACTGTTCCATCGCCTGCAATAAATTCTCTTGGACAAACTGCTGAAAGTAATATTGCAGACCAGCTTTTACTGCTTTCAAATAAGCTGCTTGAAAAGGTTGATTCTTCTGTATATGAGTCTGGTTATAATTCTCTTATTAAAGATGTTAGCTTCAATTCTACTAACGGCGTTTTTACATTTACTCGTGGTGATGGAAGTCAATTTGAATATGATACAGATATTGAAAAAATACCTGTAAAAGCTGAAATTGTCGAGGAAGATGATTCATTCTATATTGTGCTTACAAATGAAGATGGAAGTACCTCACGAACCGATGTAGCTAATATTCTTCGCAGAATTGTTATTCAAAATTCTAATACAATTTCTGCTTTTAGCAGCAAGAGTAATAATACCGATACTTATACTTTGGAAATCAATGAAAAATCTATTGAAAAGAAGCATTTTGCAGATGATTTTACTAAACTTTTTGATGAATCTGTTACATCTGTTTCTGCTAATGCTGTAGCTGCTAAAACTTCAGAAGACAATGCAAAACAATATGCTGAATCTGCAAATGATTCTAAAAACGCTGCTGTAAATTCTGAATTAAATGCAAAATCTTCCGAGGAACTCTCCGGTTCGTATGCAACTGCATCACGCTCATATGCATTGGGTGATACAAACACCAGAACGAATGAAGCAACTACAAATGCAAAATACTACTCAGATTTGGCAAGAGAGTATACAGAACAGGCACAAGCTATTGTTGGTGGTGATTTTGCAACTATATTTATTCAAAACAATGAACCTGCAGTAAAAAATTGTTTATGGATAATTCCTCAAGGAGAAATTGTTGAATCAAGTGATGGTATAGCATTATTATCTTTGTCTGATGATACTGATACAGATTACACTGTTGAAGTTGACGGTGAGGATAAAGGTATTAAAAACACAGTTAATTCTGATGAAGAATTGACAACAAGCAGTTATAGTTTTGACATTTTATAACAGGTAGGTGAAAGTATATGGCAGCTGAAGCAACAAGCACTAATATTAAAAACGCAATTATTAAAACAAAAATCGAAAACGCTATTTATGAGTTAATGGTTAAATCAAGTGTCGATAATATCTATCTTACCGATGGAACTACTACGCTTGCATCTAAGCTGGCTGAAATGATAACGGCTATCAATGAAAGAGAAAAATCTGCTGATGTAGATACTAAAATCAGTACAGCTATTAATAATCTTATTGACGGCGCCCCTGCTACTTATGACACGTTAAAAGAAATATCCGATTATCTTACATCTCATAATGATGAATATACAGCACTTGTAACGACAGTTGGGAAAAAGGTAGATAAGGTTACCGGTAAGGGACTCAGTACAAACGACTTTACTACTACATATAAGAACCTTTTGGATTCCCTCGGTTCGTTGGCAAAGAAGAGTGCTGTTTCTGAAAGTGATTTAGACAGTTCACTCAAATCAAAGGTTAATGCTGCTGCTGAAGGAAATCACAATCACGATAACAAGACTGTACTTGATGGTATTACCGCTGATGAAGTCAGTGCATGGGACGGTAAGCCTAATATATACGTTCAGTCTTCTCAGCCAACTACTATGAATACAAACGACATTTGGATACAGCCTATATAAGAGGTGACATATGGCTACAAAAGAAATAGATGCTTTACTTAGCGTCAAAGACAGTAATGGCGATGTAAATATAATATACCCTGCTACGAGACAGAGTAATATTATAGATTTTACAGGTTACAAGGAATATGGTATTAGAATTGATAAAAATAATGAAGACCCTGAATCTTCTGTTACATACATAGGTGATGCACAATATATGTCCCCCGGTTGGGATAATTGGAAGAATAATGCATTATTTAAAAATATCAAACCTTGCATTTTAGGTGATGGTGGAGTTGTAATTTGTTATCTTGACCCTACTGATTGGACTAAAGATATTGCTGGTAACGCTATTAGTTTATCAGAAGTCGATGTAATGATAGAAATTCCTAAAATTGGATATAAAATTACCTCTGATGATAATTACGTTTATGTATGGCTTACTACCGATTACAATGCTGACGGATACTGTTATTTAGCACATTCTTTAGATACCGAAGGTGATTGCGATAAAATTTATGTTAGTGCATTTGATGGTTATGTAAAAGATGAAAAATTGTATTCTTTCTATAACGTCTTTCCAACTGTAGATACTACTTTGACCGACTTTAGAACTTATGCTGAGAATCGTGGTATTGGATATCAACTTATATCGTTTTATATACTTACTTTATTGCAATGTATGTATCTTGTTATTTATAAGAATCTTAATTCACAAACTGCATTAGGAATGGGTAACGTAAAATCTACTGTTAAATCCTCTGGTTCGCAAATTAATGTTGGCACTTTATGTTATGGCACTACTGAAAGTAATGTCCCTGTAACATTTCTTGGCATAGAAAACTTTTATGGCAATGTTTTCTATTGGATAGATGGAGTATACTGTGATGAAAATTACAATATTAAAACCACTTTTAATAATTTTAGCGACGATGGTTCTGATTATCCTTACATTGCTGCAACTGGTCTTGACGATGATATAGGTGGATATTTGAGTGATATTGTAGGTACAAATTATGGTGGTTTTTGTCCAACTGTTTGTGATGGAAGTTCCACAACTTATTATTCGGATTCTGCTTATTTGTTTTGCGATTATTGCGCTATCTTTGGTGGTAATTGGAGGAATGGCGTTTATGCGGGTGCTTTTCGGCTCTGTGTCGATTATGACGCTTCTGAGTCCAGTTCCGATCTTGGTGGTCGCTTAGTATATAAACGCAAATAAAAATATAGGCAAATAATTAAAAATCAGATTATACTAATTTGTATTACGATTATTACACTATCTTTGGTAGTAATTGGAGAAATGACGTTAATGCAGGTACTTTTCAACTCAATGTCAATTATGACACTTCTGAATCCAATTCCAATCTTAGTAGTCACTTGATGTTTTTATTTTTACTCAATATATAATTATTTGCCTTGCCACTTGGCAAAATATAAAAATATATAAAACTGTGTTAGTAGAATTGAAATCGAAAGCTTGGTGTTATAAAAACATGAAAAGATATAATAATATATATTCTAAAATTTATTCAATGGACAATCTCATTAACGCTCATCGTAATGCACGTAAAGATAAATCGTATTACAGAGAAGTTCAAATGGTTGATTCAAATATGGAAAAATATCTTACTAATATACAACATATGTTGATAAATAAAACTTATTCTATAAAAGATACTGATTATACATTTTCTGTCATTAATGATAAAGGAAAGAAACGTGAATTAGCAAAACTTCCATATTACCCTCATAGAATTATTCAGTGGGCAATTATGTTACAAATTGAACCTATTTTTAACAAAGTTTTTACTAATTTTACGTGTGCCAGTATTCCGAATCGTGGGATAAAACTTGCTCATACACTTACAAAATCTTATCTTACTGATACTGAAAATACTAAATATTGCTTAAAATTTGATGTTCATCATTTTTATCCAAGTGTTAATCATCAGATTTTGAAAAATTTATTACGTAAGAAATTTAAAGATAAAGATTTATTGCAGTTATTAGATATGATAATAAATAGTCATTCTCCTGTTGGAATCCCTATCGGTTCGTACTTATCACAATACTTTGCTAATTTTTATCTTTCATATTTTGACTATTGGCTTAAAGAAAATCTTCATGCAAAATATGTTGTACGTTATATGGACGATGTGATTATTTTAGATAATTCTAAAGAAAAACTTTCTTACTTCTTGTCTGAAATTATTTCTTATCTTAAAAATAATCTTGATTTGACATTAAAAGGTAATTATCAAATTTTTCCTGTCAATTCTCGTGGTATTGATTTTGTTGGATATAGATTTTTCCATAATTATATATTACTACGTAAAAGCACATGTAAGCGAATGAAACATAAAATGCGTAAAATATATAAGAATATCGTATTATATCATTATATAAATTATCATGATTTTTGCGTTGTTAATAGTTACTCCGGTTGGCTGCTATTTTGTGATTCTTTTCGTTTATATAGTAAGTATATAAAACCTATTAACAATTATATTAATAGAGATGAGGTGAATGAAAATGAAAGATATGGGAAGAGTTAAAGGTTCATCTAACATGGCTGTTCCTCTTTATATTGGTCATAATATTGTTTATATTCATTCCAATATTGAACAAACCGATGATGGTTCGTATGAATATAATGAACTTCAGTGCAACAAAAATGAATTTTATACTTATATTTTTCAAAATTTAAAAGAACAAAATGCGAGTTTAACTGATATTGAAGATGCACTTATTGAACTTGCTTCTATTGTTTCAGAGGTGTAATTATGGCTAAAATTTACTACAAGAAAATTCTTTCCGGTGATATGTCCATTGATGATGTACCTGAGAGATGGAAAGAAGAAGTACAAAAATTACTTGATGGTGATGAAAAATGAGTGAAAAATCAAACGTTGCAAATAAAATAGCAAAGCTTATAGATGTAAAAAGTCTTGTTACTTTACTTCTTACGGTAATATTTTCTGTGTTATGTGTAACAGGAAAACCTTCAACTGAATTTCTTACTATATACACAATGATAATCAGTTTTTATTTTGGTACTCAGGTTAATAAAGGAAGTGATGTTTAATGGCTGTAATTACTTATTCATTAAAAAAGGACGGTAAGACAAAATTATCCACTAACTTTACCGTAAAAGAATTTGCATGTAAAGATGGTTCTGATGTGGTTCTTATAGATACTGATTTAGTAAATGTTTTACAGAAGATTAGAACTAAATTTAAAGCCAAGGTTACTATAAACTCTGCCTATCGAACCGAAGCATATAACAAGAAGATAGGTGGCAGTTCATCTTCATATCATGTAAAAGGAATGGCTGCTGATATAGCTGTATCCGGTATAGACCCTATTAAGGTTGCTATATATGCAGCAACTATCCTCGGTTCGTCAGGAGGTATTGAATTAGGCTCATATGGCGAGAATAAGGACGGTTATGTGCATATTGATGTAAGAGGTTCAAAATGGCGTTCTATTCGTCCTAACAGCAATTCCTTCCGTTATACGTCATACTCTGATTTGATGCCTACTGTAAAATACGGTACAGGTGGAGATGTAACAACTGTTCTTACACGCAAACTCAAGAAGCTTGGATATTTGACTACTACATATTCTAATTGTAATGGCATTGTATATAATGCTATTAAAAGTTTTCAGTCTTCTCATAACCTTACTGCTGATGGTGTATTTGGCACAAAGAGTTGGAGTGCATTGGCAGAGGTGATTTAATGACTAATGAAGAAATCGTAGGCTCTATTGCTGAATTAAAAGCATCTAATTCCATTGTTATAAACCGCCTTGAATCTGTTGAAAAAGGTGTAGCGGACATAAACGAGTTAGTTATTGCTGTTAAAGAATTGGCATTTAATATGAAAAATATGTCTAACGAATTACGCTTACAAGGTCAACGCCTTTCCGAGTTAGAACAAGAACCTGCTAAGAATTGGAATTCTGCAAAACGTACAGCATTTACTACTATTGTAAGTGTTGTTGCAGGTGCATTAGCAGTAGGTATCATCGGTTTGATTTATTCTTACAGTTAATATATAATCTTTGTGTTGAATGTATTGCGGAAAGGACAATACGTTTGAGAAAATCATTTACTTACAACGGCAAAAGATATTGGGTAAGTGGCAGTAATGAAAAGGAAATAGCTAAGAAGAAAAATTTAAAGATTAAAGAACTTTCAACACCAATTCGTTTTAAGTTTAAAGAGTGGAGTATTGAATATCTTGACATGTATAAACCTCAAATCGCCAAACGAACCAGAGAGTCATACATGTCCAGATTGAATACTCATATTTATCCTTTTATTGGGAATAAATATATTGATGTTATTACTTCTCTTGACTGTCAGAAAGTATTAAATAAACTCATTGGGTATTCCGGTAGCACTATCCATAAAATTTATTATGATATGAACTCAATATTTGAAAAAGCTGTATTTAATGAATTAATTAATAAGAACCCTGTTTCAAAATGTACAATACCAAATGGTACTTCTAAAAGTCACCGTTCACTGACCGAGGAAGAATTACATAACATATATAATCTTTCTCTTACACATAGACATGGACTCTATATTTTATCTATGCTTATGTGTGGATTAAGACCACATGAAACTGCTTTAATACAGGGTAAGGATATAGATGGTAATATACTTCATATTCGTGGAACTAAAACAGATAATGCTGACAGATACGTTCCTATACCTGATGTTATGTTATCTCTTATACCTTCCATCGGTTCGGAGGAATATTTATTTAAGAGTGATAGAGGACGTTTCCCTCTTACCGAAAAGAATAGAGCAGATATATGGAAAATCTTCAAACGTGACCTTTCTGAAATTATGGAAGTTGCAGATGATTTAGTGCCATATTGTTTTAGACATACTTATTGTACATTGCTTCAGGAAGCAGGTGTTCCTTTAGGATTTGCACAGAAACTCATGGGACATTCTACTATTGCTTTAACAGCGAATATTTATACTCATGCTACAATGTCAAATCTTGAGAAGTGTGGTAAATTAATCAACACGCATTTTTGCACTATGTAAAAATTATACAATACCTTTCATTGTGATGATTTCAATGGTTTCAGCGATTTATAGGTCAAGCGGTTAAGACCCTCCTGAATCCTTAACGGATTCATGGAATATCGGGTAAAACAAAATGCCCCGAACCATTGCAATAACTGGTTCGGAGCATTTATGCCGAATTATTTAATTTGGTGACCCCATCGGGAATCGAACCCGAGTTACCGCCGTGAAAGGGAAACAATAAATGTGTAAATAGCAATACATTCAACCTTTACTGCACGTTTTTAAAATGTAAAAATGAGGTGAATATATGGCAACATATCAAAGCGTCAACGGCAAAGCACCGTCAGGTTTAAAAAGTGGAGATAAGGTTGTTACTAATGGCGGTACATATACTATAACAGGTGTAAAATCCGATGGTACTTATTCGTCAACCAAATCCAGTAATACTAATAAAAGTACCTACACAGGTTCATATTCTACTGCACCAACTACAACCTCCTCTTCAATCAGTACAAAAAGTTCTTCCGGCAGTTCTTCAAGTTCTTCTAAAAGTTCTTCCAGCAGTAGTTCCGGTTCGAGTATACTTTCAAAATTAACCTCTGGTATAACAAATACTGTTCAAAATACAGCTAATGTAATATCCAATCTGAGTAAAAAATCTTCATCTTCCTCCGGTTCGTCTAATACTTCCACTAACACTACAAATAGCACTAATACAAGCGGTGTTACACCTACTGGTAATGTATATTCTTCTATCAGTGGTAAGGCTCAATCAGGTCTTAGTGTTGGTGACCAAGTAGTTACGAATGGTGGTACTTATCTTATTACTGGTGTAAATGCCGATGGTACATATCAAAAAGTTTTATACAACAATACTACAAAAGGTACTTATACTGGTACTTATGCCAACAATAATTATGAAACTGCTAATTTTCAACAACAGATAAATGATGCAGTTGCTTCTGGTAATTATACTCTTGCTTCACAACTGGAAAACAGCAGAAATGATAAGATTAATATGCTGAATTCTGCCGGAACTAATACGAATAATTACACGACTACGAATAATTATAACTATTCTTCCCTCTCCGATTTGGCTAATACTAACTGGACAAGTGCTACTGTTAATAATCAGCAGTATACGAGAGACAGCAGTAGTGGTAAGATATATGATTCTAACAGTAATTATCTCGGTGATGGATATAACACTTCTACTGGTGAGTTTACTTATTCTAATATCAGTGATGCAACACAGGTTGCAAAGCTTAGTTTTAAATCTGCATTAGGTTTTGGTGATTATTCTGATGATGATGCTCTTAACTATATTTCTACTATTACCGGAAATCAAATCGGTATGAATGAAATAGTTGAAGCCTATCAAACCGGACAAGTGTCTAATCTTAAAAATGCCTTACAACAGGCTTCAGAATCTTATCAAAAGCAATTAGCTATACAGCAATATTATGAAGAACAGTTAAAGGCACAACAAGAAGCATTGGCTGCACAACAGGAACAGTATCAGATTGATATTGATACCTATTTAAATAATTTGGCTAATGTTACATCTGATGATGTAGAGCAAACTTCAAGTCAGTCTGCAAAAGACATTTATCTTGATTCGGTTAAAAAGCGTATACTCAACGGAAGAATGAATATAAGGTAGAGGTGAAATATGGCTACAAATTTAAGCAGCTTTCTTAGTCAATACAATAATACTTCCTCTGGTTCGTCTAATAACACCAGTACAAACTCCATAGATACTACTAATTGGTCAAGTTTAGATAAATCTTTATCTGCGTCAGACCAAGCTAAGATTGCACAATATAAGAGCGATTATGCTGCTGCACAGGCTAATAATGATACGGCAGCTATGAAGACTGCTAATACTGCTGCTAATGCTGTTAGAAATGCAGCAGGTTACGATGGTGGTACTAACGGTTTAGGTACTACTCTCATAAGTAACCCATGGGGATATAACGGTTATGTAGCTGACAATGTTCAGCAGGTAAGTTTTGATGCTGATGCATGGAAACAGGCATATCTTCAACAACAGCTTGCAAACTATCAGAATCAATACGAAAGTGATTTAAATACTCTTGCTAAAAACTACTCTACAAGCAAGGCAGATTATGAATCCTCTTTAGCTGATGCTCAACTTGCATATGAAAATAATATGGAAGATTTATATGCCAATGCCTATGCAAATAATAAATTAGCTGCACAACAGGCAGCTTCAAGAGGTTTAACATCTTCTGCACAGGGTCTTGCTATGCAGACTGCAGCACTTATGGACGCAAGTAATCAGGCAAGTAATCTTGCCAATGACAGAGATACTGAGATTGCAAAGATTAATCTTCAGTTAGACAGGCTTGCAGAAGATTATAATACTGACAAAGCTACTCTTGCAAGACAGCTTGGTCTTAATAAGATTAGTGCAATGTCTACTGCTGAAATTACTGCATTAGAAAAGCAGTTAGAAACTGCCCAATATAATTCTGACAGTATTAATAACTATAATCTTGCAGGGTTATCAGCTAAAAATAACTGGCTTCTCAATTCTACTAATAACGAGTTTACAGCAAGTGAAAATGCTAAAGATAGAGAATTGGAAACAAGTGAAAATGCATTAGATAGAGCATTAGAAGTAAGCGAAAATGCGTTAGACAGAGAATTACAGAAGTATCTCGCTCAAATCAGTGCTTCTTCTTATAGTGGATATTCAGGTAAATCCTACGGTTCTTCTAAGAAATCTTCATCAAGTTCCACTTCAACTAATGTTTCTGAAGCTGCTGCAAAATGGTATGACGGAGTTTATAATACTGGCACTTATAGCGATGATGCAATGTCTAAAGCGTGGAGTATGCTTGAAAATGGTAAATCTGTTTCTGATGTTGGTGCATATTTAATTAGCACAACTAATTCTTCAGGCGGTGGCAAATCAACTACTCCTGTTGGAAATGATAAATTTTCTTCTAATGAAAATGCCAGCAAAGTTAAATATAAAACAACAGTGACATTATCCGATGCATTAAAGAATTTGAAATCTATATTATAAGAAGTAGGTGAATTTATGAGTGTTTTTGGTTCTTTTTTAGATAAAGTTAAAAATTTCTTCTCCAGTGGTAGTGATAAGAAAGCGGCTACTAAAACTCAAACCGTAGATACTTCGGAATCTACTAATGAATCTTCTTATAATACTGTTACCCCTATTACTTCTGAATCTCCGCACACATCATCGTCAGGTAATGTATACACAAGACCTTCAGATTATATGAAAGCTTCTTATCCTTATTCCCATGATTATGCTGAAAAAAATCATTCATTGGCTAATTATTGGGCAGAACAGATTAATAATCCTGAAAGTCGATTTAATAAAAATCGTCTTGTTAATCAAAAGTATGAGGAACTTGTTGAAGAACAGACACCTGAAACTGTTACAGACCGAGGGTTAATTGACCGTATCTTCGGTTTGTTAGGGTATAACGGCATTACACAAGGCTTATATTATGCTCTTGACGATGATGATAGTACCACTTTTACTCAGGGTTTGAAAGAAGGACTTCATTATATGAATCCTACTACAGACGATGTTTCAAACAGAAAAACTATGTCCGATGTACTTAAACTTTCAGGTTGGACAGATGATGACCCAGACCATATCAGTGCTTCAGATGTTGCCAGAGGAATTACTGGTTTTGCATTAGATGTAGTTTCTGACCCTCTCACCTACCTCAATCCTCTTAGTTCTTTAGGCAAACTTGCTAAAGGCTCAGGGTATACTACTAAAGGTTTAAAAACCATGTCCAGCTTGTTGGAGCAGAGTGGTAAGGTGGAAAATGCAACCAAAGCTAAAGTTGCAAAATATATATCAGGCTTAGATGAAAGCAATAAACTCTCTCTTCTCAGCGGTGTTACAGAAGATGAAATAGCTGATATAATGACTGGAGAAAACGGTTTTACCTATTTCAAAAAGCTGAAAGAAGAAAACCCTGAACGTTTTTCAGAAATCGTTAAAGACTATCATCGTGATTATAATGCAACCATTAATCATATTAATGTAAATCCTGAAGATGATGGCTTATCTCTTAAACTCAGCAATTTACCTTTCCTCGGCAAAAAGGCTCAGTCATTAAAAGCTACTCTTGTATCCTCTAATAAATTAAGACAAATCGGAGATAGTACAATTTCTCCTTACTTCAATACTCTTACTCAATCTTTACGTGGAACTCGTCTTGCAAATAAATTCAGCACCAATACACTGTCTAATAAGGTAGCAAAAGGTGAAATAGGCTATGATGCTACATCTGCAATTAAACAATATGTACTTAACCGTACTACATCTGGTGCAATGAAAGCTATGCAGGACGCTGATGATATAACGTTTGCTACTGAGTTAAGTAAAATGGAAAAGAATATGACTGAAGAGGAACGTTATAATTGGATTGAGTCTATCGAAGATGGTTCTCTTTCTAATTCTATTCTTCTCCGTAAGGTAAAAGATTTGATGTCTGCCAAAGGTAAAGATTTTGATGAAGCAACTTCCAATCTTAATCTTGATTCAGAAGTGCAGTCTAATCTTAGAAAAGCTGTTGATACTGTTAATAATCAAACCGAGTATACAGGAAAATCCCTTAGCGAGTTAATAAAGGATTCTGAAGATGCTGCAAATGAGGTAAAAGAACTTCGTAAAATATATGGTGATGATGTTTCTCCTTATAGACAGCTATATTATAGTGTTACAGGTAAATTGCCTTCTGAAAGTATGTCAGATGATGAAATAGAATCATTCATAAACGTTGTTAAGAAATCTTATGATACCGATATTGTACGTTCATATAACGACTACTTATATAATGGTAAAGGTTCTCGTGAAGCATCTTCATTATTCATAAAGAATATTATTGAGAATCCAAAAGCTGCTTTTAATCAGGCAAACGAAGCTATCAACAATATGTCTACAGAAGAATTAAATTCATTCCTTGCATATCATGCCATTTCTAAAGATGATACTGAAACGCTTGAAGGTGTCTATCGTCAGGCTGCATCTCGTAAAAACAGCTATTACACCAAGGTGCTTGATTCTGTTTTAGATAATCCTAATGCAAGTGATGATATGGTAGAATGGGCAGAAGAAATGCAAGACCGTATTGCAAATGCAGGTAAATTTGTTGACAGAGAAAACCTTATAAGAGAGTACACACCAGATGAAATTCTTGATGAATTATATGATGTAAATAAAACTCTTTATAATCAACTGAAAGATTCCTCCGGTTCGAGGGATAGCATATTTGACAGATTCCAAAGTGCCATGACAAATTTTAATAATGGCTATGAGTTAGACAAATCTAAACTCTATGCTGCTGAAGCAAGACAGGCAAAGGTTAATAATGATTTGTCTGAATACTTTAAATTCCAAAACAAGGAAAATATTGTTAAACTCAGAAACAAGAATCAGCAGGCTATTGATATTCTTTCCTCTTATATAGATAAAGGTACTATTTCTGTAAATTCCGTTTGGAAACAGTTTGACGTATCAAGAAGTGGTGCTGCCAAAATTCTTGATGAACTTGAAGAATACGGTCTTATTACTGCCAAAGATGGAACACGTGCAAGAACTATTGCAATAGATTCAGATGAACTTAAATCTGCTGTATCTCTTGACGATGCACAACGCTATATTGATAATTTCAATAAGTCTGAAATGTGGGATTCATACCGTACTATTGACAGATTACTTTCTAAAGATGCTCGGTTTGGCAGTACCATTGTTCTTACTGATAAGATTGAAGATATGGCTGACAGATTAGATGAAGCATTTTTCAGAACAGGTAATCTTGAATCATTTGTAAAATTACTCAATGAAAGTGATGCTAAATTTGCCAACAATGAAGATATGTTCAATATGCTTAGACAGTTTGAAGAACGTATGCAGGAAATAGGTGAAAATGAAGCTTCATTAGGCTTACTTAAAGAAGAACAGGTTGATGCTCATAATGGTACTTATGTAAAACACCTTATTACAGACGAATTTAGAGAGAAGATAACTGGCGGTCAAATACCATTTAAAACCGGAACTGGCGGTTTTAAGGGTGCTTTTGGTGAGGGTGCTAAGAATAACCAAACCAGAAGAGCACAAGGCACTATTAAGGAACTGAATAAATACTACAAAGAAAAATACGGTATAAAGGCTTATAATAATTCCTTGGCTGAAATATATTTTGCAAGAACCATCAGTTCTAATGATTTAATATTTGCTACCGAGGGAAACAAGTTTTTAAGA